CCCTTAAGCGTTACGGTGCTGCACGCAGTATCGTCATCGACGAGGAAAATAGAATCCTTGCTGGCAACGGCACTATCGAGGGCGCAAAAGCTGCAGGCATCAAAAACGTTCGCATCATTGATGCTGATGGTGATGAGTTAATTGCTGTCAGGCGAGCTGGTCTTACCGAAGACGAAAAAGTGGGTCTAGCCCTGGCAGATAACCGCACCAGTGATCTCAGTGAGTGGGATGGCGCCATGCTCCATCAGCTCAGTGAAGAGCATGACATCAGCGCGTGGTTCGACAAAGCCGAACTAGACGATCTCTTCGGCGTTGAAGAAACTATTGATGAAGACAGCCCATATACCAACAAGACAAATGCCCCTATTTACGAGCCCACAGGTCAAGAGCACAAGCCTAAACAGCTTTACGATCCGACCAAAACAGAACGCTTGTTGGCTGACATTGAAACCGCCGACATCCCTGATGACGTAAGGGCTTTCCTGGTTTCAGCAGCTCATCGCCATACCGCTTTTAACTACAGCAAAATTGCCGATTACTACGCCACAGCACCAAAAGAAATACAGTCACTGTTTGAAGACTCTGCTCTCGTCATTATCGATTTTGAGCAAGCCATCCAAAATGGCTTTGTTAAACTAGACGCCACCGTTGAAGAAGCCTTTAAGCAGGACCACCCTCATGCGTAATGACTTCTGCGTTTTTATCCTGTCAAACCGTAGACCGGATAACATTAAAACCCTAGAAACGCTTCAGCGTTCTGGATATACCGGCAAATACTATATCGTTATTGACGATGAAGATCCTACTGGACCGCAGTACAAAGCAAGCTACGGCGACAAAGTCCTAGTCTTCTCAAAAGCTAAAATCGCGCAAACAACAGATTCCTGCGATACATCTACAGATCGTCGCACACCACTTTGGGCTCGTAATGCCTGTTGGGAGCTAGCAAAACAAGTCAAATGTCGTTTCTTTTGTCAGCTAGATGACGACTACAGCTGGTTTGCTTACCGTCGCATAGGTCGTAAAAACCCAGCCGAACCGCCTAAGTATTCCAACTTTCGTGCAGAAAGCCTAGATATCATCTTCGATGGCATGGTTCAATTCCTGCAAGAAACACCGTCTGTCTCTAGCATTGCTTTCTCGCAAGGCGGTGACTACAACACAGACTCACTCAAAGCAAGACGAGTTTTGCGTAAAGCAATGAACTCATTCTTCTGCGATTCAGAACGCCCCTTCAACTTCATCGGCAAATTCAACGATGACGTTAATACATACATCTCTCATGGTGCCACAGGCAAGCTATTCTTTACCTACTGCCCAATTCAGCTAGAACAAGCTCAAACTCAAAAAAATAAAGGCGGCATCACCGAAGCCTACAAAGAATCTGGCACCTACGTAAAATCCTTCTACACCGTCATGATCTCTCCATCCTCAACATGGATTGAACTCATGGGTCACTCCAATCCACGACTTCACCACACACACGACTGGAATAAAGTCTGCCCTAAAATCATCCACGAAAAATATCGTCGTTAATATGCTATACCTACAATACAGTCAGCCATTGGTCTTCTAAATGGCAAGCCCTCGCGGTACTAAAGCAGAAACGGAACTTCGAGCACAACGCTTTGCTCGCATCATCGCCAATGGTGGCAGGCGTTCAGACTGCATTCGATTTGCTTCGGAAAATTGGGGGGTAGGTCCACGCTCTTGTGATAAATACCTTGAAATTGCAAGGCAACAGCTCCGTGATGACTGGGACATTGAACGCCCGCAGATGATCGCTGATCTTCTATCCCAGTGCTCAACACTTCAACTTGAAGCTCGTCGTGCTGGGCAATATCACATCGCTCTAGGCGCGATCAATACTGCTGCTCGCTTGGCGCAGCTCTGCTCGTGAGCATCCTCGCTGCAGCTCCTGAAGGTCACGTCCTACAACAGCTCAACCATTTCGGTGAGCTAGTAGATACCGACCATCTCCTGCAGCGCATCCACGCTGACCTTCACCCTGGACAGCTAGCTTTCGTCACCGACAATCAAACCCAGATCATCGGTATCAGTGCTGGCTACGGCGCAGGTAAAACCCGAGCTTTAGCCGCAAAAGCTGTCACCCTCGCTGCTGCTAACCAAGGCTTCATCGGTTGCGTCATGGAACCAACCGGACCACTGATCCGCGACATCTGGCAAAACGACTTTGAGGATTTCTTAGAGCACTACGACATCCCTTACACCTTCCGCGCTTCACCGCTGCCTGAATACATGCTCCACCTTCCAGGTGGTGACACAAAGATCCTGTGCCGTAGCTTTGAAAACTGGTCACGCATCATCGGTCTGAACCTTGCCTGGGTACTTGCAGACGAGATCGACACCGTGACACCTGCCATTGCAAACAAGGCGTTTCCTAAAATCCTTGGTCGCTTACGTTCCGGCAACGTCCGGCAATTCGGTGCCGCATCAACACCTGAAGGCTTCCGCTGGATGTGGACCACCTTCGGCAGTGAAGACGCACAAACAAGGCAGGATCGCAAGCTAATCAAAATGCGGTCGGTTGATAACCCGCATCTGCCGCCTGACTTCATCGAGCGCCTTGAAGCGAACTATGATCCAACACTGCTCAAGGCTTACCTAGACGGTGAGTTCGTCAACCTCACCACCGGCACGGTCTACGACAGGTTCGACCGCACCAAGCACGTCATCAGCAAACTGCCAGATACTGAGCGCGAACCGCTACGCATTGGCGTTGACTTCAACGTCGGCAACATGTCCGCTGTGATCGGCATCAAGCTAAACAACACGCTGCTCGTGATCGACGAGGTAAGCGGTGCTCACGACACTGATGCACTAGCGCAGCAGATCAAAGCGCGTTACCCCAACCGTCAAATCTACGTCTACCCCGATGCTTCCGGTGGCAACCGCAGCACTAATGCCAGCCAAACCGACATTCAGATTCTTGAGTCATACGGCATGGCGAACCAGTCACCACGAGCTAACCCACCAGTCAGGGACAGGGTTTCCGCTGTGCAGGCGCTACTCGAAAACGGCAAGGGACAGGTGAGGTTGCAGATCAGCGCAACCTGCAAGCGAATGATCGAATGCCTGGAGCTGCAGTGCTACACCGAAAAAGGCGACCCTGACAAGGATTCTGGGCATGACCACATGAATGACGCCCTGGGCTACCTAATCTGGCGTGAGTTCAATCCGCTGCACATGGGCGCTGGCAGGTCTACTGGCATCCGCCTGTATTAGTGCTATCTTTATCTGGTCCGCTTTACCCCTACTCATGCTCAAGGGTTCAGAACTACTCGCCAAGGTCAAAGAGCTCAAAGATCTCAACAAATCAGATCTTGTCCGCGAGTGTGGTTACACCGACAAAAACGGCAAGCTCTGCTACACCGCTTTCTACGAAGCACTGCTGGAAGCCAAGGGCTTTGAAATGAAGTCCAACAGCAAGCGTGGTCGTGCCTTGACCTATAAAACCAAAGTGCAGTTCAACGGCAAGCTGCAGATCGGTGAAGGCTACGTTCAAGAGATGGGCTTCAAGCCTGGTGACGAGTTTGAGATCAAGATTGGTCGCAAGTCCGTCACGCTGCAGGCTGCCTCTGCCGATGTGGCTGTAGCCGTTTGATTTAATGGGGCTGGCTAATGTCAGCCCTACTCCTCCCATTCTCTCTTCTTTTCCATTCTCGTCCAGTCTCATGCTTGAACTAACCTCGCAAGAAACTCAGGCCAGCGAATTCAAATTCACGCGCGCAAGAATCATTTCAAAGGGTGATCCCAACTCAAAATGGGTCCGTGCCATATTGCCTAATGGAGAAGAAACATTTCTTTTCCCTGACGATGAAGAAACAATACTGCCCAAAAATTATTCAATCGGTGTATTTATGTTTGTTGAAAATCCACGTTCTTGCCGCAATCCTGGCGCAACAAAATGGACGACTAAGGCGATGCACGAATGCTTTCAGTTGCCAGAGCTAAAGCAGCTTGAAATCATTGAGCAAGAACTGCCAGTGTTTCGTCCTGCCGACTATGGACTTCAAGCGCCTGCGCCAGTAGCAACAGAAGTAGAGCAAAAGCCGGTTATTGAAAAGCCAAAGAAACGGAAGTCTGTCACTGCAACCTTTACGCCAGATCAAATTATGGTGCTAGAGCAGATAGCAGCCGATCAGGGTCTTGAGGGTCATTATCGGCTTTCTGATGCGCTAAAGGTTTTAGTGGATCGCAATCGGATCGTTTAGGCTAAAACTGTTCCCGCTCTGCTAAGCATCGGGCTTCCTGTGGGGTTGGCTAACACCAGCCCCTAAACTTTGATTATCGAAGCGGCGCCATGTACTCAGGGTATAACTTCTACGACCGCCCCATGGCGCGGAGCACCGTTACCAAGGTCAACGATGCCAACTCCGCATGGCACGCTCAGGAA